CTAACGAAAGAATACCAGTATCAATTTTACCACCAGAAGCATACCGTTGCAACTCATTAAGAGTTCGACGCCAATCTGGGAAGTGTTTATTGATTACTTCAGCAACAACTTTTGCATCATACTCCACACCTTCATCCGCAAGTACAGACCTGACACGGTTGAAAAATTCTGCTGCGATTGCGGGTTTCTCTTTTCCTGGGATGCTGAAGTCGATACAGGAGCATCGAGAGTGAAGTGGTTCGATGATCTTGTTTTTGAAGTTTGCTGTGAAGATGAATCTACAGTTGCCAGCAAACTCCTCAATAGACGCACGTAGGAGGAGTTGTACGTCGTTTGTTGTGTTATCTGCTTCGTCAATAATGATGACTTTGTGTTTAGCAGTTGACGTAAGCGAGCGGGTCGAAGCGAAGTTCTTCGCATGGTTTCTGACAGTATCGAGGAATCTACCTTCGTCGGATCCATTAATGACATAATAATCTGCTCCTAATTCTTCACAAATCGCTTTTGCAATAGTAGTTTTACCAATACCAGGAGGACCAGAAAGAAGGAGATTCGGAATCTCACCCTTTTCAGAAAACTCCTTAAAGGTTTGTTTAATATTTAGTGGAAGAATACAATCGTCAATCTTACGAGGACGGTACTTCTCAACCCAAAGGAAATGGTCTTTCATGTTATCACTTATCAAGGTTAGGCTCAAGAGCAATCCAATACTTCAGATTGCAACTGGTAGATTTAAACAAAGCAACTCTACCCATATGAATAGAAACATCATAAGTTTGATGCGTCATCAGTTTAAGATTCTCCATCTTGAAACAGAAACAAAACTCTTTATCAGTTTCACCTAGTTCAATAGAATACACATTTGAAGTTTCATTCTTTTTATCGGTCACGCACATGTGCATAGAACCATCGGAACTATAGAGGCAGAGATCTTGCACTCCATAGGTGAGAGAAGCACGTTGAAGACGCAGCAGATTCTCCCAAGACAGGGTGAAACTAACGTCAGCAACGTCCACTTCCAGTTCTTTCTCAGGGGCACTTGTGATTAGATCAGGATCTGAATAATAAATTTTACTCTTAGATTTAATAACACTATCTTTAATTACTAGACAAGATTCATTAGTAAAATCCAGTTCAGGACTCTGACAAAGACCAAGAGCACCAATAAACACAGACAGATCGTAGATAGGAACTTCACGAGGGAATTCCTCTTCAATCTCATACCTAGCCATAATGTTCTTATTCACAGAAAGAGTGGAAAGAACATTACCAGGTTTAATATTAATGGACTTATTGATGGAAAGAAAATTCTTTAGTGCATCAATAGTAGTGGTGCTGATCGAAATACTCATACAGATTTAAACTCCTGAAGACCGTTGTTGATGCGAGAATAGTGCTTGTCAAAGTGAAGCAGTAGCATGGCATAGTGAATCACTTTCATAAGATCTCGTTTTTGATGTCCATCCTTATCACCGTAACGAGATCCGTACTTAAGAATATTTGCCTGACAGAAATCTGCTGCTAAACCTTTTGCTGCCATCAGATCAATAGTCTGAATATCACGATAATCATCGTCATGGCCACAATAGTGACTTCCGTAAGTGCTCACAATATAATCTTCAACATCTTTGAGGATTTTTTCTTCATTATACTTCCAATTCATAGTTAGTTCTCCAGTAAAAAGGGGAGGAATAACCTCCCCGTTAGTATATCAGAAAGGTGCTTCGATGTCAACTTCAACCTTCTCATCCACCTTAGAATACAGGTCCAAGAAGGATTGTTTGGTATCAGCATCGAAACGATTAACACACACTTCGATTGCTTTATCACGTTTGCCAAAGATCTTGTATGCCTTGGCAATATGAACCAAACGACGAGTGCTGATCACTTCATCCACACCACCATCATAGAAGGTCTTGCGGATCACTTGTGCCCAACGCACCAGTTTCTCAGCAAAGTCGATATCCTGACCGTCAAGTGCCTGAGAAACGATCTTCACTTCAGTCTTCTCTGCAGGATAGTCTTGCTCAAACGTGATCGGGAAACGTTCAAGGAATGCTTCGTTGAGAACGTTCGTGCCGATGAAACGACCATCATCAGAACCCTTTCCCTTAGTGTTAGCAGTAGCAACCACGTTGAAACCGTCAGCAGGAACGACATACTTACCAGTTTTTTTCAGATAAAGACCAGAACCTTCAAGGATAGATTGCAGACAGAGGATCTTGTTAGAAGCAAGATCAACCTCGTCCAGAAGCAGAACAGCACCACGTTGCATAGCTTCGATCACAGGACCGTTGTGCCAGACCGTCTCACCATTCACCAGACGGAACCCACCGATCAGATCGTCTTCATCAGTCTCGATCGTGATGTTGACACGGATCAGTTCCCGTTTCAGTTGAGCACATGCCTGTTCCACACCAAAGGTCTTACCGTTACCAGACAGACCAGTGATGAACACAGGATAGAACTGCTTGGATTGAATGATCTTTTTCAGATCAGCAAAGTTCCCGAACGGGACAAAACTAGCATCCTTAGCAGGAACATAGGATTTAAATTCCCGAACGGGATCAACAGCAGGAGACGCAAAACTTTCTTCCAGTTTCTCTACTTCCAAGGTCCACACTCCACGTCCAGTTTTATAGTTAGCAAGTTTCTTACTGAGAGTTTGATAGGTAGTGCCATTCTCAGCAGCATATTGTTGCAGTTGAGAGGCAGTGACGGTGTTGCCAAATTGTTGTTTCAGTTCAGAGATTTCCACGGTTTTAGTCATGATGTAGGGTTGAGGGGGTTCCGTCGATTACCTTAGTAGTATAAGGCATCTGGGGGCAGAGGTCAAGCAACTTGACCCACGAACTTCGATAAGATTGTCTTATTGATCATCTTACCATTCATATGTTTTTTAAATGCGTTGGTAAGTTGGGACTTGGAAGAGTTATCTTTCACAACAATTTCGTTATCAGTTTGTTTCTCTTGAGGGTTCCAATAACGGTAAGGATTATAGCTAGTCTTAGGAAGTGCCATCAGATAAAGTTCATCAAATCCAGCACCTTTGATTGCCACAGACTTGTTCTTTTCCCACTCTCGGTTAAGATCCACAGTACCAATAGTGTCAATTCCAGCATAACTTGCCTGCAAACGCACTTCAGATTTACTGCAAAGACGGAAACCGAGAAGGTTAGCATCAACGATGTTGGAAATATATTCAACAAAAGCATTCGTGATACCTTTGTCAAGATCAATTTGACGTTGATACCGAGACTTAGGATCACGGATTACACAAATACGATGACTATACATCGGTTGCCCATAAATTTTATTCATGGAAGTAATGAATTTGTTATACTGAGGATGACAAGCTTCACCGTCAGAAAGATAAACCACATTCACTTTCTGGACTTTCTCTTCACTTTTGAATTTATTGAGAACCTGAGGGGTCGTGATGATGGTTTCTACCAGAGGGGTGCCAGACAAAGAATATTCATAGTTATAATCACCACCGTTGTAGAAACCATCACAGTTGTAGTACATGTACTCCATCATTTTATCCAGAGTTTGAGCATTCATCCGAGAAGAGAAGAACTCAAACAGACGGAAAGAACGATCAATATGAACATCATTCAGTTTCTCTACAACGGGAGCACCAGGGAAAAGTTGATCGTTGTAAGATGCATCTGAGAATGCATAGACACGGAAAGGAATACCAACCTTCTTGCAGAACCAGATCAAATCATACAGTTGCTTCAGAGTAGGAACCATGCTCTGAGACATCGAACCAGACCAGTCAAGATAGAAGATAAGACCATGGTTCTTACCATCAGGAATGGTGGTCACTTTCTTGAACAGATCTTCATTCCACTTGAAGGTATGAAGTCTCTGAGTATCCAGAACTCCAGTATTAGCAGTGTTAGCACGATGGTATTGATCGGCTGCTTTCTTACACTCAAACTCTTTGGCAAGATAATTGACAGTCTTGATGCTCTCTTTCTTGTAGGAACGAAATTTTATTGCAACATCCAAATAGTGAGCAGCATTACTGGACCTTCGATTGTTTGCCCATGCTTCAAAATCACTGTAAGTTCTCCTGAAAGGAACAATCATCTTATCCAAATTGACAGTCGGAACAGATGCATAGATGTATTCCTGAGCATTCTTATCAACCAAATCCTGCCGATTGTCATCCATGGCACGTTGAGTTTCCGACTTGAACTCATCCACGGTTTCATTCCGACCAGCACCACTATTAGAACCACCCATTTCTGGAGTAGTATCACCCCCATCTTGAGTAGTTTCAGTCTGGGAACCAGGACCTTCTACATCACTATCAGAGGGACCAGATTGTTGCTCCTGTTCGACTTGCTCACCACCACCGAATTGAGTTTGTGCGGGAGCAGGCATTTCAACATTCACCTGTTCTTCTTTCTTACGTTTCAGATAGTCCATCAAATCAAACGCAAGATCCACAATATCATCGAACGTTTCGGTGTCAGCAGTACGATTAACCCACTGCAGTTCTTCACGTTCAAAAGGAACGATGGTGCGATTACCAAAAACACCACACTTGAAATGCACATTAATACGGTCAATCAGAGCCATCTTGCTCAGATCTTTACCTTGGATCTCAAAGAAATCTTTCTCGTCCAGTTCAGTATAACCACGGAAGAAAGACTTCGACAGACCAGGATAACGACGTTTCATCAGTTTCTCTACACGAACATCCTCCAGCACGTTCAGGATGTCCTGTGGGACGGTCTTAGCAACAGCACCGTAGTCTGCAGGGGTATAGAGTGCATGACCCACTTCATGACCCACCAGCATGTCATACACGTCGGCAGAAACGTCCTTCCAGATCGGCAGACAAAGGATACGGTTCTCGATATCAAAGTATGCAGTGGGAACCTGACGGTGCTCCACGTTGAGGTTCTCGGTTGCCAGAAGTTTGGCAAGGGTTCCTTTAACTTCGGTATTGACGGTCATCGGTGCCTCGTTTGGTATGTACCTAATATAGGGCATCAGGATCCGTGGGTCAAGGGTATGACCGATAAGGATTCATTATGAATGGAGAATAGCGGACTCGAACCGCTGACCCCCTGCGTGCAAAGCAGGTGCTCTACCAACTGAGCTAATTCCCCAAAAGGAGGATTATACCTCCTCCACGATTTTACTAAAATCGTTAAACTTATCGAAACGAATGTTATTCACAAACCTATCGACAAGTATCTCACCCTTATGAGATATAACGAATGTATTCGTAGAACTATCTAGGCTCTTAAGAATCTTTAGCAATTCCTCAGTTCCCGATGCATCCAAGGAACTGTCAAACACTTCATCTAGAATTAACAAATTAGTGCTAACACTACTCTTCATTCTAGCAATCTCCCTCCAGGTGAAGAGAAGAGCCAAGTCGATCTTTTGTTTTTCTCCCTCCGAAAATGATGCGTAAGAAAACTCATCACGGTAGCGAGACTTAATGACCTCATCAAACTCTTCATCTAAAGTGAAGTTAACATAGAAATCCATGTTTGTCAAGTGCCGATTGATACGGTTATTAATTACAGGAATGTACTTCTTAATGATCTGTGATTTGATTCCACCATCTTTTAGAAGGTTACCTATTACTTCATACTCCGTTTTCTGTTTAGAAACCTCTGCACATCTTTGTTCCGTCTGAGAATACTCTTCTTGATATACTTCCAACTTACCTTGCATTTTGGCAATATCAGGAGAATCCGAAAGATGATTGATCTCATTTTTCAGGGATTCAATCGAATTTTCATTTCTTTTGATAATGTTGGAAAGATGAAAAATCTTTGATGTGTTTGACTTCTTGATGTCTCTACGATCTTGAAGAAGAGTATATTGTTTATCCAGTTCTTCAATCTGAAGACTCATCTTAGTGAGAGCATCAAGATACTGTTCAGATTTAGATTGAAGATCGGATATTTTCCGATCTTTGAATTCTTTTTGGATAGTCTGTGTGCAGGTTGGACAAGTATCGTTGTCATGAAAAAATGCTATGTTCTTTTCTGCATCAGTGTTGTTGTGAGAGATTTTGAAGTGCAACTCATTTACTTTACGAATCTGTTTAGTTATCGTATCAAACTCAGTATCATAAGCATCAATATCCAAATTCTCTACTTCCAAAATATTGATTTGTTTTTGAAGATCAAAAATCTCTTCTTCTACTTTTGCAATCTCATTTTGTTTAGTAAGAATTACACCTTCATTCGATATTTGCGAATTGCGAATGTAGTCTTCCTGCATCTTAACTTTTTCTTCTGCAGACTTGAGTTCATAACCACACTCGCGTTGTTGCTCAAGAACCTGACGAAGCCTATCCTTGAGAAGAATATTCATCGTAGAGAAGATCTGAATGTCCAGAATGTCTTCGATAACTTCCCGACGATATGCAGGGGTGAGTTGCATGAACGGTACGAAAGTGGAAGATCCAAGAATGACCACTTGAGTAAAACTCTTGAAGTTCATCTTGAGAACATTCTGCTCTAACCACTTCTGTTGATCCGTAGTTGCAGCAACCTGATCTACCAAAACATCGTTTCGATAGATCTCAAACTTGTTTGGTTTGATTCCTCTATGAACTCTCCAAACAATACTTCCAATCGTGAATTCAATTTCAACTACGCAATCCTTTTCATTAATTGAATTGACTAGTTGAGGTTTGTTGATCTTACGAAATGGTTTATTAAACAACACAAATGTAAGTGCATCTAACAGTGTTGATTTTCCAGCACCATTCGATCCCTGAATCAGTGTTGAAGGATGAGTATCTAATTCAATTTGAGTAAATTGGTTTCCAGTAGAGAGGAAATTTTTCCAACGAATTGTGTTAAAAATAATCATGTGGGAGGAATTACAATATCATCAGTTTGTACATAGCAGTAATTATATCCATAGACAGAACAATTCTGTGCTACGGTATCTGCATCAACTTCAGTCACTTCTAGTGTATCATCAAAATCGTCTGCTTGCAATAGCCCGTGGTATCTAACAGCATCATCTTCATCTTCAAAAATGGTGACAGTTCTTAAGCCATCTTTATTTTTAACGGCATATACACCACCATGTTTTTTTGAGATTAAAATGTACATTAGACCTCACATGCTTCTAGATACAGAGACTTGATCGTATTCTTAATGGATTCTTTATTCACGCTACTCTCTACTTCATCTATATATTTCTCAAGCAAAGTAAGCGTATCTTCGGTTTCTACATCCTCTTCAGTATCACCAAATTCTACAGATAAATCTTCAATAATTTTTAGATCTGCAACTCCAGCATCATAAAGCATTTTTACAAGTCTATCAAACTTAACTTGATCTTGCTTATCTTGAACAATCAGTTTGACATACTTTCCTGCAGAAGAACTAACATCGATATATTCAGTTTTATCCTCATAGAAGATTTTTTCAAACATCGTATAAGGATTACGATAGAATTTAAGATCCAAAGTATCAGTATCTAGAATATGAAATCCGCGTGGTGACTGATAATCGTTCCAATATAATTCATACGGATTACCCAAGTAATGAATATTATCTTTATTTGATTTGGTATGAAAGTGCCCTGAAAGAACTTTTTCAAATTTTTTAAATGGTTGCTGATCAATTCCATGCTCCATTACAATTCCAGGAACACTCTCAAAGCCGTTAAACTCAAGATGGCCCACACAGAGAGGTGCAGTAGATTGTTCCAGAAGTTCGTAAACTCTGGATCGATTGTCATCACATATCCAAGGGATGCCAAGTACAGACAAAGAACCAAGAAGGAATTCACCAGGGCCATCCATAATCTGAATGTTGCCATACTCTCCCAGGAGGAGAGATGGGGCATTAACTCGTAGAGTGTTTTTATAGTAAATATCATGGTTACCTACTAACATGGTCATTTTAACACCCATGTCTTCAAGAGGTTTAAACCACATCTCCTTTGCCGCTTCTAGTGAATTAAAGTTCACAGATTTACGACGATCAAACGTATCTCCAAGACAGAGCACATGTTTGATTTTATATTTCTTGATAAATGGGATAACTACTCCACTATAGAATTTTCTATAGTAATCAACATAAACTAACGAATCATTCCGAACACCGAAGTGCTGGTCAGTAATAACGAGAACTTTCATAATTAGTATCTATAGCTATATTCGATATTAGACTTAATTTGACTGTAAGAATTGTTAATATCATCACCATCTGATGTGAATACTTCTTCGTATCCAGATCGTTCAATTAACTTATCTTTAATATCCATTTGACGTTTCTCTTTTGCAATTCTACGAAGAAACGCAAAATAAACTATTTGAGTAAAATATGCAAATGGATTACTAGATTTTTCTGGATCAAAATTATCTACATACTGAATACAATTTTCTATGCCATCGCAAATCATATCATCCCTATACATGTAGTTGATGAAGTTTGGACGATATGATAAATGGGTTGCAATCTTTAGAAAACATTCGCCAATATAATTATTGACTCTTGGTTTTGGCAGACCCTTTTGTTCAGCTTTGGCAACACTGATTTTGTATTCCATAAGAGCACGAAGGAACTCTTTATTGTCTAGATAGTGTTGTTTTTTCTTTTCGGTCATAACCTGTGCTTAAGGTTCATTTAGTATACTCCAGAACAAAACAAATGTCAAGTTGACAAGACTTGAAAATATGTGTATAATAACTCTGTAAGGGTTCAGAGATTTAATTTAAAGATTTTTATAAATTTTTTCTAATCTTTTTCTTGCTTCTTCTACTTTGGAAAGATACCCCATGTTGGTATCTAATTCAACTTGACTTTCTTTTATGGCATCTTCGACCGTCTGATCTTGAGCGGTCTTTTTTATGAATAATTTATACATGTGAATCATTTCATCACTCAATCCACCGATAGTCATAATATCTTTTTCATTTAAAATAAAAAAGTCTTCGTTGGAAAACTGCATCCACTTATTCATCGATACACCTTTTACGGTTGCTGTTCCTGTTGTTCTAGTAACAAATTCAATTTCAACAGGATCAGTAACAAATATTTGTGTTAATCCATTATCTTCTACAGCAAATCCTTGACCAACTATTTCTTCACCAGAAACAAGTTTGGCTATAAAATAAAACTCTTCATCATGACGGATGTAGTTAATCATAGGAATCTTTTAAACGAACTTCTATAATTTCATAATCAAATTTTTCTTCATTATAAATTTTGACTCTCTCAAACAGATGATTTAATGTAAAGTTTTTTAAGTTGTTAGAAGAGATGTCATCAGCAATATCATACAAAGTTGCTTGATTTTTATTCTCACCTTTTCGGAGAATACGACCTATAGATTGAAGATTACGAACACGCGATTTAGAAGGTGATGCAAAAATAACGTTATGAAGATTGCGGATATTGATCCCAGTAGAGAAAGTTCCATAACTAGCAACAATAATCGCATCTTGTTCTGTTTCACAGATCTGTCTTGCTGCTTCCCTTTCTTCAGTATCTACACCACCATGAATAAAGAATACCTTGCGGGTATCGCCTACCTTACTATTTATGAGGTCATAAAGTACGTCCCCATGCTTTTCGACATAAGAGAAGAGTACGAGAGTGTTTCCTTTCAGATCTCGACACAGATTACGAATTAATTTATTACGACCAGGATGAGAAATAATATAATCAATTTCATCTTGATACGATTCAAACTTAGTAAATTTGTGCTTAAGTAGAAGGACTTTAATTTTCAATCTACTTAGATGACCTTGCTGCATCAGTTCATTAGTTTTGGTGACCTGATTGCATCTACCAAAAATACCTTCCAGAACTAACTTGTTTGTGTAGCTTCCATCAAGAGTTCCTGTGAATCCAATACGATACTTACAATCATGCAACTTAGTCATGATACCTGTAAGTGATTTTGCTTTTGCTAGATGTGCCTCATCGACAATCACACCATCAAAACCATTAAACCATTTTTTATCTTCTTTGTAGATCGACTGCCAGGTAGTAATAACCACATCAGCATCGATGCCATACTTGTCTCTACCTGCGTAGATTTTGTGGCAGTGTGCTGCAGCATTCCAACCGTAGTCTTCAAAGTCTTTGTACATCTGCTCTACCAAAGATGTAGTAGGAACAACAAGCAACATTTTCCTACCAGCATTTACATGATAGCGAATGATGGAATAAATCATCAGAGATTTACCTGATGCAGTGGGAGATAGAAGAAGTCTCCTATTATGTTTTAATGCTTCGTAGATTGCTCTGTACTGATAGTCTCTTACCTTGTGGGGCATACCAAGAGACTTAACAAAAGAAACTACAGCTTCTGGAGATACAAATTCATTTACATCGTGAGGGTGACCGTAGAATTTGCAGTCATCATATTCGTAGGTGTATCCTCTTTCATTACACCACTCCTCAAGATATTCTACAAGGCCACAGTATAACTCTCCTGTTCCTGGGGAGTATAAACGGATCTTACCATCCCACACGCGATTGCGAAACTGTGGCATGTATTTGGCATTTGGGACATCAAAGGTAAAGTATTCTGATAGTTCGACGTTAATGTGTGGTTCTGTTTCAACTTTTAAATATACTTCGTTCTTCTTACGAATTTTAAGATTCATTCAAAATTACACTCCCGATTTAAATCTCTCCCACTCGATTGCATTCTTAATTTGATAGGAGCGATTACTTACCATTTTTAAAATACTATCAAGATAGGTGAGTATCTGTTCTATGTAGTCCAATTTGTACTGTGCCTTCTGGATATCCTCGTCTGCATCAAGGAACATCTCAATCTCATCTTTGGTAGTGAGTTTGAGATCGAATGGCATCTCTTTGTAAATTTCTTTTGGAGCTTTACCTTTGTAAAACTTCCACTTGTCTCTCAAAAGTGTTTTGAGTTTGTACTCATTCTCCTTCTTCATTAGGGAGAATGTGTTATACAACTCAAAGTATTTCATGTGTAACTGTGGAACACGGAGAGATTCTTCGCAGAGAAGATCGGAATCTATCTCCGAATCTTTCTTCCACATGTCTTGAATTTGTTCTAAGTTCATAATAAAAAGTCACTTACATGTCATTATACCATACGCTATCTGCTAAACGATATGAAGTATTTAATTTTCTAATTTCATAATAAGAATAAACAAGACTAACATTTGCTTTAAAAAATTCTGTTTCTGAAACAGTTGCATCAAAATCTAATGTTGATAATGATGTTGGTATTAAATCTACAAATTGAACATCAAAATTGCTGTTCATACTGTTAGTTAATACTGTAAGAGTTCCATCACTAAAAATATTTCTATCTGCATCGCTACCACTATATCTTACCGCATCTTCAAATCTAGCTCTTTCCGTGAAATCGTGAGGGACTCCTAAAGCTCGTATCCAGTTGTGCATTTGCAAATAATTTGTCATGTCTTCATCGACTAAAAATGTCAAATTTAAAGACCCATAAGTTATATTTCCTTCTATTGGATACTGGAGAAAAGGCGATGGAATTTTTACATCACCCAAATTAATTTCTGGAATACTTACCGATTGACAAAGATATGAAACTTTCGGTGCTTTTTCCAGAATAAATTTAAAACCGATTGGTGACAAATAGTTATTATTTTTTACCTGTTCGTCATACCATTTGGCGGACATGTCAACTTCCCAAGCTACTTATTATTTAGACATAAAAAAAGGACCCCGAAGGGTCCTTTTAAGTATCACTCTACGGTGACTTTCTATCTTACATCAAGTTTTTAACTTGGAAGATACGGTAGTAAACGTGTGAACGTGGTGTCAAACCGCCATTGCCAACGTTAATACCTTGTGCAAATGGGTTAGATACCATGCCGTAACGAGT